TAGCACCTCAATTTGGAAATAAGTTTATTGGGAGAAAAAATAGATTAACAAAACCAGAAGTTGAGCTAGATGAAGTAGTGGTAACAGCAAATAAAGAAGATGAACAGGTATAAAGACATTCTATTAAAACAGTCCAAAAACGGCATTAGGTACAGAAGGAATGTAATATTCCCAGTAATTAAACCGTCTTTTAATGATATATATGTAATATCAACAGCAGGAGATAGATACGATACACTAGCATTGGAGTATTATAAAGATCCCCAGTTATGGTGGGTTATAGCTTCTGTTAACAATAGTAAAAGAGATTCACTAGTAGTTGAACCCGGTAAACAATTAAGAATTCCTTCCGACATACAGGCTATTAAAGATGAGTATAGAGAACTTAATAATAATAGGTAATGGCAAAAACATTCGGCGTACCATTAGACGAGAACGTATCCTATCAGCTTAAGTACCGCAAAATACTACTAACTGATGAGAACAAAAGACAGGATGTATTAAGAACAACCTTTATTAATAACGATAGTTCTTATATAAGGATGGTTTCAGGAGTCAATGGTTTGGACGACTCTACAGAAG